GATAACAGCACCACTTGGTCTTGCTCCATTTTGTAATAAATTTACATTGTGTTTGTTTGCTAAATTATGTTGGTCAATATCAACACTAGAAGCCTGCATAGGACTCATTCCATAATAATCATCTAAAGGGTTAAACATTTTTATATGCTTAACTTTAGAACTACCTGTTGCTTGATCTACACCATAACTTTCAACAACTTGACCTTTAAGCATATAATCATATGCTACTGGCATTGCTCTTGATCCTGATCTAATTTTAATTCTATCTGGTCTTAAATTATAAAGTTCAGTTGGTGCAGTATTATCTCCTCCTACACTTAAAATGTAATTATTTCCTGAAATTAATAAATAAGAATATAATGCTTGAAACCATTCAACTTGTGACATGGTAGGACTAGGATTGTATAATAAATCTAATAGAGGGTGATTATCAATTTCTTGATCTCCTCTAAATAAATTTATTTTAACTCTTGACGCATTATTTGCTATTTCATTTACACATCTATAAACAATAGCATTTTCAGAATAACCATCAGTTGCTAAATCATCATAAGAAATTTTAGGTGCTGAATCATATCCTAAAGAATTATAATAAACCACTGGTGCTTGTTTTCTTTGCATCTTTGGTTGTTCTTTTGTTTTAAATATATTTTTAATATTTTCGTATATTGTTGCCATTAACTAATTCTCCAATTAACTTTGCCTGTTCTTTGTGACAGTTCTGTTATTCCCCATACTAAAGCATCTAATCTATCTGGTGAACCAGAATATGTTGCAGGATTATAATTTACCATTTGATCTTCTAAAAATTGAAATGGTTTTAAATGCTTAACTCTATTTTGTTCATATAATGCTGATATTGGTTCTGCTCTTAAATATTTTCCTTTTGTTGCTCTTACACTTCCATAACTTATATTGTTATCTACAGTCCTTATCACTCTTTCAACTAAATCGCCACCATTATTTACTTCGGCTATAATTTTGTCTGCATCATACTTATAATAAGTTTCAACAGCTACTCTTGCCCATTGATCTGGTGTGTATTTACCAGTAACATCATCAATAACATAAAAATTATTATCTGTACCTCTAGCACAAACAACTATTCCTGTTTCATCTGAATTTTTATTATTAGTAACTGCTGGATCAATAGCAACTACTGTTCTTGTAAAGTTTGGTATTATATCTGTTGTTTTAAGGAGTGCCTTACTAATCATATTACGATTCCATAAAGCACCCTCAACATCTTCTAAAATTTCAGCGAATAATTCTTGTCTGCCCAGCCGAGTTCCTTCATATTTTTCTTTGAGTTTTTTAACTGCGGACTCTGCAAGATTATCCTGATTTTCAAAGGTGCTACCTCTCGTTACAAGAGAATCTTTACTGATTACCAATTCTTTTATTAAATCTGTAGGTTTAGGAGTTGTTGTTATTACTACTTGTGGCTTGTCTCCAAGTCTTAATCCAAATAATAATTGATCCCAAGCATCTGCGTTTTTCCAAGCACCTAATTCATCACACCATGCTCTATGAAATTGTGGTCCTCTTAATCTGTCTGGTTGTTCAGCAGAAAAAGTTCTATAAATAGTTCCATTCTTTAAAATTAATTCTCCAATACTTCTATTCCAGTTTTCAATATTATCTCTATCAATACAACCTAACAAACCGGATACACCCTCTATACAAGTATCACGACCATCTCCAAATGTAGGAGTTACGATTGCTATTCTAGAATTAGGTCTAGTCAATCCATAAAATGCAATATCTTGTGCACCTGTTCTAGTCTTACCCCAACCTCTACCTGCTAATATTAACCAAACATTCCAATCTCCTTTAGGAGTTATCTGTTTCTTTCTCGCTATCTTGCACCAATTCAGGTGCTTCAATAATATTTTCTGGTTTGGCGAAGTTAATCTCGTCAAATACCTTTCGGATTTCAATAAGCTGTCTTTCCTCTCCGAATAATTGATCTCCGTCTTTTCCTGTAAGTTCATGATAATTTTTTTCTTTCCAACCTGCTTGTGTCTTTAACCAAAATATCTGTGCAACTACATTACCATCTTTTGCTTTTTTAAACAAGGCTTGTGATATAATTGCATTTGCTCTTGCTTTACTAGTATCTAACTCTTTTCTAAAATTTTTTCTTAAAGTAGGTTCACTTATTTTAACTATCTGTGCTATTAAAGTTTGTGTTACTCCAGCGATTGCTAATGCTTCAACTAATTTAGCATCATCTTCTTTTTTAATATAAGGTGGTCTGCCTACTTCGTTATTTTCTGTATCCATAACCTGTCTTTCTATTTTTATATAATTTCTGCCAACTCCAAATACTTATTTTAGATGAAACATGGTTAATCAATAATAATATTCGTTTAATCATTCCTTTTTTATAACCGAAAAAAATTATTAATACACTATATATAATGATTATTAATAGAAAATAACACTAAAAACTAACTTTTATTACGAAATTAATTAATATCTATGAGTTAATGTTAAAAAGTCGCTATTTTATTACCTTATTTAACTAATAAAAATTAATAATTTATATTATTTTAGTTTTAATTCCTTTAAAAATGGTTATAATATTAATATGTTTAACAAAAAAAAGGAGATAACAATGCTAAATAAAAAAATAAAAGAACTTCGTATTAAGTTATTAAATAATATGAAAAGATCAGTAGTATTAGTACCAAACAGTGCTAGTAAATTTACTGTATATACAGTTGTTTGGAAAAACAATACTTATACAGGTTTAAGTCCTAATCATACAATAGCCAAAATACAAGGAGTTAAATAATGTCAAACAAAAAAACAATGATGGAAAAAGTTATTAGTGGTGTACTTAAAAAAATAGATGATTATGGTACTGATTGGTTATGCCCTTGGTCAAAAGAGGGTATGCCCAAAAATATTCGTGGTACTTATTACACTGGTATTAATACTTTTATACTTTGGTGTGTTCAAGATGAATTTAATTATACATCTAGCACTTATGCTACTTTTAATCAAGTTAAAGAAAAAGGTGGTCAAGTAAATAAGGGTGAAAAATCACACCAAGTTGTTTTGTTCACTCCATTAACTTACAAAGCTGAAAACAGTAAAGGCGAAGAAGTAGATAAAACATTTCCTTACATGAAATTTTATAATGTTTTTAATCTTAACCAAACTACTCTTGAAGATAAAGACGTTCAAGTTAGTGATGGTGCTTCTACTCTACCTAAAGTTGAACAGTATATTAAAAATACTGGTGCTGACATTAGGTTTGATAATAAACTTTATGCTGGTAGATGTTACTATGTTCCTAAACTTGACTTTATCGGTATGGTTGATAAAGATAAATTTAATAATCTTGATGGTAGCGATGCTACTGAAAATTATTATGCTACTGTCTTACATGAACTTACTCATTGGAGTGGTCACAAATCAAGATGTGATCGTCAAGAGAAATACAAAGCTAAATTTTTTGATGACATGGACAAATATGCTTTTGAAGAATTAGTTGCAGAGTTAGGTGCAGTAATTCAATGTTCAATGTTAGGTATTTCAATGAAACCTACCAAACATGCTTGTCAATATCTTAATACTTGGAAGTCAAGAATAAAAGCTGATCCATCAGTTATGTTTAGAGCAAGTGCTTTAGCACAAGCTGGTGTTAATCATATTCTTAAACTTCAAGAAAACACTGTTAAGAAAGTAGTTAATCAATAACTCTCTCTCTCTATACCCTGCCATCATTAACGTGGTGGTGGGGTTTTTTTTTGTGACTTATTTCATTATGCTTTATCCCTTATCATAGGTGTACGCATAAATCAATAAAATTTTTGTTTATAGTATCCAAAATGAATAGAAAGATCATCTAAAACTTCTCTTAATCTACTTCCCATATATCTTTGATCAATATTTAAAATATTTCTTGTTTGTTTTAATGAATAATCTTGCCCACAAATGTAAGAAGCAATCTCAAAACCTTTATTTCCTAATACTTTATGAATATTAACAAGTTCTTGAATATTATGTAAAGCACCATAAGAAACCTTATCTTTAGCACCTCCAGTTATAAAAAGACTTAAATCCCTCCCTTTCATTCCACCAATTGCACTGGCTTCAAATATTTGTCTGAATTTTATTCCTGCTTTATGCTGATAATCAAGTATAAGATGTTTATGAAACATATAATCAAGCCCACATTCTCTTACATTAACCATAACAACAGTTGTATATTTCTTGCCTTGAGAGGTTAATTCATATCTTTGTTGTGGAATTATTTCTTTTTTTTTATCTTGATCTTTCATTAGTATTTATATAATAAACCTTAATGGAGATTAAATCAATGAAAAACCCTATACATGAAAAAAATTCATATAATTTAAGAAATATTAATGAGTTAAAACCACATTTAAAAAATTATAAAAAACACCCTGAGGATCAATTAAAACATTTATGTAAATCAATAGAAGAAAATGGTTTGTATAGACATATAGTAATAGCTAATGATGATACAATTTTAGCTGGTCATGGAGTTGTTTTGGCTTGTGAAAAATTAAATATTAAACAAGTTCCTACTTTAAAATTAAATATTGAATCTGATTCAAAACAGGCTTTAAAAGTATTAACTGCTGATAATGAGGTAAGTCATCTAGCAATAGGAGATGATAGAGCATTATCTGAAATTTTAAAAGAATTATTAGATGATGAAGTAGGTTTATTAGGAACTGGTTATGATGAAATGATGTTATCCAATCTGTTGTATGTAACAAGACCAGCAAGTGAAATTCAAACAATGGACGAAGCACAAGAATGGGCAGGATTACCAGAATATGAAAGATCAACATTACCTTTAAAAATGACAGTAAGTTTTGAAAATGAAAAAGATAGAAGGGAGTTTGCTACAAAATTATCAATACCAATTACAAATAAAACCAAATCAACTTGGTATCCTTATAGAGAACAAGACGATATGAAAAATGTTGAATTTTCTGATGATGAATAATGGAATATCCTATATATATTCCAAGTAAAGGAAGATATAACAATTGTTTTTCTGCTAATCTTTTAATTAATGAAAAAATAAATTTTAATCTTGTAGTTCAAGAAAAAGAATATGAAAATTATAAAAAATCATTTCCAAATATAAATATTATTTCTATACCTCAAAAAGAAATAGATGAATATCTTTTAAGCAATTTGTGGGCTTTACCTTTTACACGAACTTGGATAAAAAAATATTCTGAAAGTAAAAACGAAAAAAGTCATTGGCAGCTTGATGATAATATTTCAGGATTAAGACAAGTAAATAAAGGAAAAAGTAAAAAATGTTCTACCATATTTGCTTTTAATCATTTAAATAAATTTTATAATAAATATAATAATATTGGTATAATGGGATTAAGGCACTCTGCTTTTGCAAGTTTTCAACCAAAACCAATACAAATTAATCAACAAGTATATTCTTTTGTTTTAATTAAAAATTTTAATAACATTTATTGGAGAGATAATACAATAGAAGATACAGATTATAGTTTACAAATTTTATCAAGTAATTATTGTACTGTTTTATTTAATATTTTTTGTTTTCAAAAACCAAGTACAAGCACTCTTACTGGTGGCAATACAGATTCGGTATATAAGGGTGATGGCAGACTTATATGTGCAAGAAAATTACAAAGAGATTGGCCGGGGATTGTTAAAAAAATAACAAGAAAAAGAGGTATGCCAAGAATATTATTAAATAATATTTGGTCTAAATATACCACAAAATTAAAAAACAATGAGTGAAGATAGATTAGATAAAAATGGAATTTGGCAAGGTACACAAGGAGAATATTTTGAATTTGCAAAAGAAATAATTGACGAATGTTATGATAGAGATTCATTCCAAGTTATAGATCCTATGTTAGAGGAGATTTTAAAAGAAATATCTCAAAATAAATTAGAATCTATTATAAGCAAACATACAGATAAAATGGTTAAGATTTGTGAAATAGATAAAGAAGAAGAATGTTTTCATAGATTAAGTCTATTAATTAAATTAAAACTCATTAAGAATAATGAATAAATATCCAATATATGTTATATCAAAAGATAGACATGATTGTTGTTATACTGCTGATTTTTTAATTAAAGATAAAGTTCCTTTTAAATTGGTTATAGAACCACATCAGTTTGATTTATATGTAAAAAAATATGATAAAAAATATATTTTATGTTTACCTTTTAAAGATTTAGGGCTTGGATCAATACCAGCAAGAAATTGGGTTTGGGATCACTCAATAAAAACTGGTGCAGAAAGACATTGGATATTAGACGATAACATAAGATATATAATGAGAACTTACAAGGGTAAAAGAATAAGATGTAGTTCAATTCCAGCTTTTAAATCTCTTGAAGATTTTACAGATAGATATGAAAATATTGCTATAAGTGGATTAAATTATTCTATGTTTGTGATAGGTGCAAATAAACCCTTTTATCATAATGTTCATGTTTATTCTTTTATGTGTATTAAAAATAATATAAAACAGAGATGGAGAGGTCGTTATAATGAGGATACAGATCTTTGTTTGCAAGTTTTAGCAGGTGGATTATGTACTATTCTTCTTAATGTTTTTTGTTGTAATAAAATTAGAACTGGTATGATGAAAGGTGGTAATGCTACAAGTTTATATAAAGGTGATGGTCGTTTAACTATGGCTAATTCATTAAAAAGATTGTGGCCCGGTGTTGTTTCTATAAATCGCAGGTTTCAAAGACCTCAACATATTATAGCAAAAACTTGGTCAGGATTTGATACTCCATTAATTAAAAAAAAGAATATAATAATTCCAGAAAAAAACGAATATGGTTTAAAATTACTTGTTAAAAATCCTATAAAATCTAAAAGGTTACAAAAAATTGTTGATGATTATAAATCTAAACAATAATTTTAACTAACTTTTTCAATAGGTTTTCCATTCCATTTATGTTTTTGATATTTATTACCTCCTGCATCTTTTAACTCAATATATGCTCCAGATTCAGCATATTTATTTAATTTTATACCATTAAACTCAAAAACTGGCTCTGGTATTTTTATAGGTCTATTTGTTTCTTCATCTTCAAATCTTTTTTGATTAACCCAAGTCGATACATGTGCTAAAAACTCCTTATCTTTAACAGTTGAGGTATATCTATTAAATCTTTCAGCAATGTCGTTAGGATTGCTTGTATGACAGTGTAAAGCATATTTTTTAAGTGCTAAATGCTTTGAACCTTTTTTATAAGTTAATAAACTCCAAAATAGTTCAAAATCTTTCTCTATTATATTATTAGGTATAGGTTTAGGTATAGGTATAGGGGTTATCGTTTTGTTACTAACAGAAGCATAACGAATTTCCATACCTTTTTTACCAGCATCTGATTTTTTCTTATATTTAGCTGTTAAATATTCATGTTCTTTAATTAATCTTTTATGAACCCATGTATTTTTATTTCTATTTTCTTTATTTTCTGTTTTTAAAATAAAAAATTCTTCTAGTACCTCATATACATTTATTGCACAACTATCATCTACACATTGACATATTCTATATGCTGATTCGGTTGAAAAGGGTTTGGCATTTTTAGTCCAAGCAAAACATAATAATCTTATATATTGTCCTACTGATTCATTTTTTAAATGTACTGTTTCAGCACTAAAAGTATCAGTAAATAATTGTAATGCGTGAAATTTATTAGTTTCAGTTGTCATGATTATACCTTTCCTTTCTTACCAAGATAAGTTTGAATATATTTCCAAGGAAAATCTTTTTTATCTTTTTCCAAATCTTTTATTTCTTTATCTTTTTGTATTTTTTTAAGATGTTGTATATATTGATCTGGTACAAAATCATGTCCATTTAATTTGGAATATCCTTTATGAATTAAAATCCAATATGATTTTTCACTTTGAGAAAGTAAATCCCAATTTTTTATATTATTCATGTTGCTCCTTTTTTTAGTTATTTTTTAGTTATGCCTTATAATGTTTTAGTAATATACTATCCATTTGTTTTTTTAAACCAATAAAATCGCCTCCTTTTATAATATAATGTGGTGTTTTTAATATATCACTTATAACTTTCCACAGTTTTTGACTTTTACTTAAAGAACCTTTATTAGTTTTAAGTTCTATATAAACAAACTTACCATCTTTAAACTCAAGGATTAAATCAGGACAACCAGATTTCATTCCCATTTGTGCTAATAACATTTTATATTTAAACGATCTAACTCCTTGATTTGGAATATGAAAATATCTTAATTTTGAAAGTTTTTTTTCTTTTAAATAATTAATTAACTTAATTTGTAGCTGATATTCTTTCATTCTCAATATCTATTGGTTTTGTTGTAATAGGATATAAATATTTCACATCATTAGGTTTAAATGTATAGAATCTAATTCTTTTATTTTGATAAGACCAAAATTTAACCTTATACTGTTTAAGTCTATTTACTGTATCTTGAAAACTATAATAAATTCTGCGTGAGTCTTTACTTGTATAATATTTTTTTATTATGTGTGTTTCTTTAAATTTTAAATTTAGTTTTGGTTTAATTGGATCATATTTTCT